CCCCTATCCTCGAAAGGAACCAAAAATGGCCATCGCACAGCAATATCATCAGAACCTGGTGCACTACCTGCGCAAGGAAGTGAACTACAACGACCCGAACATCGCCTCGGGCATCGTGATCGGCAGGCTGCCGGCGAACGCCCAGGTCACCCAGGCGCTGGCCAGGGTCCGCACCACATTCAATGCCGGCACCACCAACGTGCTGACCGTCGGGACCAACGCCACAAACTACGACAACATCCTCGGCACGGCGGATATCGCGGAAGGCTCGGCCGGCAACAACGCCGCACCGCTCGCCAACCTGCAGGAGGCGCTGACCGAAGCCGACGTGTTCGTTAAATACACCCAGACCGGGACCGCGGCCACCCAGGGCAAGGCCGTCATCCACATCGCCTATACCGTCAATAATGGATAGCGGGACGAGCACGACAGGGGCGCCAACCCCGGTCGTGCCTTCCCGACGGCGCGCACTGTGCCGACAGGCCGCCGCGATCGCGCAGTCGCAAGGGTTCGCGTTGGCACCCTCTGAATTGATGGACAAGGTCAACCGAGCGAAGCGCCAGCCACGCAAGCAGAAGCGGAGCAAAGGTTGATGGGCAGCTATCTCGACATGATCACGCGCATCGGCGACGAGAGCTTGCGCAGCGATATGACCAACCAGATCAAGCTCTGCATCCAGGACGCCATCGCGCACTACGAGGTCGAGCGGTTCTGGTTCAATCAATTCCGCGACCGCACTTTCATGACGATCGCGGGGCAGGAGTTCTACGGCGGTGTCGACCAAAGCGACATCCCGAACATCCTGGAATTCGATGCCGTGACTCTGTCAATCGGATCCACCCGACAGCCGCTGATCAAGACGAGCTATGTGAAGATCGAGGAGTGGAACGCCGATGCGTCGTCGCGCGGCCAGCCAACACGCTATGCTTATTGGGGACAGCAAATTCGGCTCTATCCCGTTCCGGACAATGCTTATCAAGTTCGATTGTCTGGACTATTCAAATTGCCTGCGTTGGTGGCAGACGGCGACCAGAGTGCCTGGACGGGGGACGCCGAGGAGCTGATTCGCCATCGCGCCAAATCAATTCTCTATAGCCAATATCTGCGCGACGACGCGAATGCGGCACGTGCAGCGGCTCTGGAAGCGGTAGCCCGTGAGCGCCTTTCCGCAACGACTACCCGGCGGCTTGCCACCGGCGAAATCCGGCCATCGCTATGATCCCTTTCGCGGAGTTTGCGCCCGATCAGCCGCGCCTGGAAAGCGGCGCATCGGGCCACGTCCTCAATGTTGTGCCGGTGACGGTCCAGAGCTATGGCCCATTGCCGGCGCTGGCTCCCGTCGGGACAGCTTTAGATTCGCGATGCCAAGGTGCGGCTTCGTTTCGCGGGCCGGACGGCACGATCCTCAACGTTGCCGGCGATGCCGCCAAGCTCTACCGCTGGGACGGTACCAACTGGAACGATGTCTCGCGCTTGTCCGGTTCCTATGCGACTCCTCCCGAGCAGGGCTGGTCGTTCGCGCAGTTTGGCGGGAAGGTGGTTGCGATCAATGGCCTGGACCAGCCCCAGATCATCGACATCGCGTCGCCTAGTCCATTCCAAGACTTGACCGGAGCGCCCAAGGCACGTTTCGCGGCCACGGTCCGCGACTTTGTGATGATGGGTCAACTTGAAACCGATCAGAGCGCAGTACAATGGTCGGGGCTCAACGACATCAATATTTGGCAGTCGGGCATCGACCAGTCCGACGGCCAGTCATTTCCCGACGGCGGCCGAGTGACCGGGATTGTCGGCGGGCAATATGCCGTCATCTTTCAGGAGACGGCGATCCGCCGCGGCACCTATGTCGGGCCGGATCTGATTTTCCAGTTCGATTCGATCTCGACGGAACGTGGATGCGCTGCGTCTGGGTCGATCGCCAGCTATCAGCAGCTCGTCTTCTTTCTGGCGGCCGATGGCTTCTTTCTGCTGTCCGGCGGCGAAGCCGAAAGACCGATCGGCGATCAAAAAATTGATGCCTGGTTCTGGGCGAACGTCAATGAGAACTATCTGCATCGCATCAGTGCGGCAATCGATTCATCGCGCAAACTCTACATCGTGGCGTTCCCTTCGACGGACAGTGCGACGGGCGCACCAGATACGCTGCTGATCTACAATTGGACAATCGATCGCTGGTCGCGCGCTGAGGTCGACGTCGACATTCTTTGTCGAATGATGAACAAACTCGGCCAGACGCTGGATAGCCTCGACAGCATCTATCCGAATCTCGATACAATTCCACTGTCTCTGGACAGTGCTCTATTGACCGGTTCTCCGCTCGCAAAGCTCGGAGCGTTTGGCGCCGATAAGCGAATGGCGTTCTTTGAAGGCGGCAATTTGGCGGCCGAGATTGACACGATCGAGGCACAGATCACGCCCGGCGATCGGACGTTCGTGGGCGGAGTTCGGCCGCTCGTGGACGGAGGAGCGCTTGCGATCCGAATCGGCACGCGCGAACGGACAAACGATCCAGTCGTGTGGAGCAGCGATGTGACTGAGGACGTCATCGGTTCGTGTCTCGTGCGATCGAGCGCGCGGTACCATCGGGCGCGCGTTAAGGTCGCCGCGGGTGGATACTGGAGCCATGCCCAGGGGATCGATCTGGAGGCCGTTGGGGAGGGGACACGATGACGGATTTCCGCCGCTATCCGAAAGTGCGGCTGAACCAGCCATGGGACATTCTTGCCCGCACGGTCGTGAATAATGCGATGTCCGGAAAACTGGACGCCGTTGGGGAATTGACCTTAACCGCCGGAGCCGCGACGACGACGCTTGACGATCCCTTGATAACCCGCGCGAGCTTCGTAGCCCTAATGCCGATGACGGCTAACGCTGCGAGCGCTTTGTCTGCGCTTTATTTCGACCCGACTAGCAGCGGCACGGTCATCATTCATCATGCGAACAATGCACAGGCGGACCGGCAGTTCCGCTACCTAGTCATTGGATAGGAGAAAGCGATGTCGTACACGGCCGAAAACGGCAATTTCGAAGGGCGTTCACGGCCCACCGGCGGGTTTGGCAATGAGACTGGGCAGACTGAAAGACGAGGTCGAAGCGGCGAAGCTGCGGAGGACAACCAACGTGCCATGGGCCGACGAGCCGGTCTGGATGCTCCAGCAGGTTCGTTCAAGAGCGCTCGTTATCGCGCAAGTCCGCAGAATCTCGCAAAGCTCGCGCAGATGGTCGGGCCCATGATTGCAGCTCCGGGAATTGGGCTGGCGGCTCCCTTGGCCGATGCGATCATCAACGGCAACCCCTACGGGGCGTTTGGAATACCGGATGGTTGGTCGACCTATTCGCCGCGCGACATCAATCCGATGGGCCACAATCCGCGGGGAAATATCGGCGCGCGCGATGCCGCGGGCAACGTGGCCGCAATGGGTCAAGCCCAGCGTCTGGCCGCTCACTTGGCCGCGCTTCGCCAGCAGCAATCTGTTTCACGCACGCCGCCGATCGTGACGCCTGGCCAGCCTCAACCCTATGCGCCGGTTGCCATTAGCGATCAGGTTCCCGGTTTGCCGCTCTACGGCACGGCGACTCAGGGATACGGCAAGGCCGGCGGCTATGGCGGCGTGCCTCGCGCCGCCGCCACCGGATTCGCCGATGGCTACTTCTGATCGATAGGTCTCATGGAGGATTCGGTGTCGCTATCAACGACAAATGGATCGAGCGAAGAAAGTCAACGCCAGAACCAGTTGCCGTCATCGGCAAATTCAGATCCGCCGCCGCGGCGCAACACGATCTGGCTCGTCCCGACCCGCCTCGTCCCAGCCGTCTGGGACGAAGCGGCGACGCTACTGGCGCCAGCCATCGAAATGGCAGCCGGCAGGCATTCCTTGACCTCCACCTTGGATCAGTTGAGGAGCGGGCACATGCAGCTCTTTTTCGCGGTCAAGGATGACGTCCCGAAGGCGGCGGCGGTGACCCAGGTGCTGGAGTACCCCGCAGCAAGCTGGCTTGTAGTGCTCTTCTGCGGTGGCAGAGGTCTGCCGGATTGGGGTACGGACGGCATCGCGGCGATTGAGGATTGGGCACGGCGGTGCGGTTGCAGCGGCGTGGAAATCATCGGTCGTGCCGGGTGGGCAATGGCGCTCGGCTACGAAAAGTCGGCGTCCATCATTCAGAAGGTGCTGGCATGAGCGGCGGCGGCGGCGGTTCGAAGACTCAGACGGTCACGCAAAGCGATGCACCCTGGTCGGAGCAGGTTCCGCTTTGGAGAAACAGCTATCAGCGGCTGAACGAGCTCTACAAATCCGGAGCGCTTCACATCAATCCTTACCCCGGCCAGACCGTTGCACCGGTCTCGCCGGAAACGAGCCAAGCGTGGAGCATGATTTCCAGCCGGGCGCAAGCCGGTTCTCCGTTGAACAATCTGTCGCAGGGCTATATCGGCGATGTGCTGAGCGGCAGGTATCTCGGTCAGGATGCGCCTGGCTTCTCGAGCGTACTCGACCGGGCGCGCAATGCGGTCAACGCGACCTATGCCATGGGTGGCAGGTATGGAAGCGGTGCGCATGATACAGCCGTGGCGGAGGGGCTGGGCGGCATTCTGAACGACGCCTATCAGGCGGAGCGCGGCCGCATGGATGCCGCGGCGCAACTAGCGCCGCAGCTGGCGCAGCAGGACTATTTCGATGCACAGCAATTGGCCCAGGTCGGAGGCCAGCGTCAGGCGCACCTGCAGGATCTGATCAATGCCGAGATTCAGCGCTACAACGCGCTTCAGCAGGCGCCGGTCAATGAGCTCGCTTTGTACCAAAACTTCATCGGCGGCAATGTCGGAGGCACCAGGACGACGACCGAACCCCTTCAGGAACGAGATGCGAACCCGTTGAGTGTCGGCGTCGGCATCATCGGCTCGTTGCTGGGACGGGTGTACGGATTTTGAATCTGCGCAGATCCTGAACGGTAGTTGCAATTGAAAGGATGAATCATGTCTTTCGTCCCTCGCGATCCCGACTGGCGCGGTTTGTGGGCAGATTTGCTGCAAGGCGTCGGTGCGGGGCTGCTCAAGCTGGACGGCAGCAGGATAGCCCGAGCGGCGCTCTCCGGGCTGGACGCGTTCGACGATGCGCAGAAGCGCCGAAGGCTTGGCGAGGCATGGCAAGGGAATCTTCCGTCGGATGATTCAGCCGATGGCTCGACGGAGGAATTACAGGCCGAGATCGAACGGGCCTATCCCGGGCTGAAACTGTCGCCGCAGGAATGGGCGTCATTTTGGGCATCTGACCCATCGCAGCAATCGAATTTTCTGGCCGAAATGGCACGACTGCATCAAGCCGAGACTTCGCCAGCTGGTTCAGCGCTCAGAGTTCCACGACCGACGCTTGGTGTCGCTTCGGTCCCGGCGCTCCGGCCGGAATCGGCCAATCCTTTTGACAAGTGGTCGACGGGTCTCGCATTGCCGCTAGGCTTAAGCGCGCATCTAAATCATCCGACATATCGCCGCTGAGCCCCTTGGTCGCTTAGAAGCACCGAGACCAGCGCAGGGACGCAAGGGCGCTCTATCCAGCCAATGCTGGCCTGAGCGTTGACGCGTGCCGCCCATTCTCATTCCCAATCCTGCTCGCAAGGTCAGCTCATGAAGCCTCACAATCACGCGGCGCCGTTGATCGCCGTCTCTCTGGCAGCGATGCTCGTATCGGGCTTGCTGCCCACTACCGCGGATGCGCAAGAATGCGTCACGGCGGATTATGTCATTACGCGCGTTCGACACGACGCACCCGCAGCACAGATATCCTCGGTGAGCGGAGAGCAGGCTGCGCGCCTGAGTGCCGGAATATCGCACCTGATCGGCCAAGACGTGCCGGAGGGCGGCAGCTATCTCATCGCGCATGAACCGGCGGCATTAACGAGCTATGTCGTGCGATTCGTGGACGGTTGCGCGACGCACCATGGATGGTTCCCCGAACGCTTGGTGCGCACCTGGCTGGACGGCAGCCCTGCTTGATTCGAAACCGACAGGGGAAGTTGTGCCCCGCGATGGAGGCAATAGCTGTGAGCGAGGATGAAGAAACGATCGTAAACGACGAGGCGTTGACGCCCGAGGGTTACTTGGCACAAGCGCCGCTTGAGGAACTGCGTCGCTATGTCTGTCTGGATGTGGCCCGTCTTCTGGGCGCGGTTCCCGACAAGGCCTTACGGCTAGCGCGCGACATCGAGCGGTTCCTGCTGGGCCGGTCGTTGCGGAGCGCGGACGATCACGACTGAGCACTCAGTTTTTCACTTTGAGGAAGACCCATGCCGTTTAACGCCATCCATGAATATGACGCGGCGGTCGCCGCCAACAACACGGACGTTGGCGGAAACAACATTGCGGAGGGCTGCGCGCCGAGCGGCATCAACAACGCGCTGAGAGAGCTTGCCCGCCAGGTGCGCGCGGCTGTCGCAAATCAAGGCAGCGACATTGCGTCCGCCGCAACCACCAATATTGGAGCTGCAACTGGCCAGTACGCACGTGTCACCGGAATGACCGCAATCACAAGCCTCGGCACCGTCAATGCCGGCGTCATGCGCTGGGTGGAATTCACGGGAGCTCTCACGCTGACGCATAACGCGACCAGCCTTAAGTTGCCGGGATCCGCGAATATAATAACGGCAGCCGGCGATGTCGGACTCTTTGTCAGCCTGGGCTCCGGCAACTGGAAGTGCCTGTATTTCTGCAAGGTGGACGGTTCGGCGATTGCAGCTTTTGCCGGAATCCTCACAAGCACGGACGCCGGCGCCACTGAAGGCCCGGACTTTATCGCCGACCGCAACAGCGCCAGCCCAGCCGCGAGCGATGTGATCGGAGGCGTCGTCTTACGAGGCCGCGACAGTGCAGCCAACGCAACGGACTATGCGCGACTACGGGGCATCATCGTCGACCCGACGAACGGAAGCGAGGATGGGCAGGCGATCATCTCTGTCGTTACCGCTGGAGCTGAGACAGATATTGTCAAAATGGGGCCAGGGGCACAGATTGGTTCTCCCACTGGTGGTGACAAGGGTTTGGGTACTTTGAATGCTGCTTCCGGACTGTATGTCGATGGTGCCGGTGTGCACGCAAAGCTTCTCCACATACAAGATCAAAAAGCAAACGGGACCGCAGGCGGAGGTTTCACATCTGGCTCCTTCCAAACCCGAACGCTTAATACCAAGATTACGGATGAGATTGGCAGCACTCTGAGCGCCAATCAATTTACGCTTCCTGCTGGCACATATTGGGCGGAATGGTCTGCGCCCGCGTCCTTGGTGGATGCCCACACGACGAAGCTTCGAAATATCACGGATGGTTCCGATACAATAGTAGGACAAGTGGCGCGTTCAGCGGCTGCTGGTGGGACCGTGACAATGACACATTCACTAGGGCGAGGAAGATTCACAATCGCAGCGCAGAAGACATTCGAACTTCAGCACCGATGCGCAACAACCAAAGCGACCGACGGCTTCGGTCTCGCGGCGTCTCTTTCTGTCATCGAAGTATACTCTGATATTCGCGTTTACAAGGTTGGGTAACTCGCCGCGCGGCTTTGCGAACTGAAAGAGGCAAATACAAAAACACACACAAAAGCAATCAGAAGTGGCGCAATTCGAGGAGCGGGTTAGACGATCATGATGTTGGCAAATGCGATACCCGTCACTTCGGAGCGACTTGAGGCGGCCTTGCATTGTGCGGAGGAAGCGCTGCGCCTCGCAGAAGCGACACGCTCTCAGCATGATAAGCATCAAGCGATCTGCGATTTCCGCTACGAGCAGATCGAGAAACACATGGACACCGCCAATCGCGAGCGTAGTGAACTGCGAGATTTGATCTCGCTTAAGATCAGCGGGCTTTACGGATTTTTGTGGAAGATTGCATTTGGGTTAATCGCAGCCATGGCCGCAATCATTATCGGCTTTCTAGCCTGGTTCATGAATTTTGTGATGACGAATACGCACCCCTGAGTTCGACGCAGTTCTGACGCTAGTTGGGCATATTACGGCGAAACGTCGGCCCTCGGCACGCAGTTATCCATTCTAGCTGCCCAAATGAAAGCAAAGGAAGAACCAATGACTGATTCGCGTCAGTTGCTGTTACTTGGCACCATGTTGACGGTCGCTGGCTGTTCCATGCTGCCGTACGGGCCGCAGGTGCAAGCGATTGTTGACCAAGCAGCGGTGACAGCTGTCGAAGATAGAAAATCTTTCAACGACAAACGTCTCACAGTTTCGCTCGCGTCCATCTGCGATAATACGATCGGAGCTGTGCTGAGGTTGGAGGATGATCAAGTGCGAGACAGCCTGTTCACGATCTGTGGCGGGGACGGTCAAGCTGTAACTGTCGATAGACTCGCAGACTTGATTCGCACGCTAGATAGGCTGAAATCGGCGGGATCGTAGCGTAGCGAGGCGTTCGATCCGCCAACTGACTCATGCACGCCCAATGGTCGCCAGTGCCTGCCGCACTGATCG